GGCGTTAACCGCTGCGAGCTGGGATGCGGTTGGCTCATGGCCCGCAGTGAACGACTGCGATGTGTAGGTACTCGACACGGGGCACCCCTCTCACAGAGCCAGGACTGGGGGCTGCCACAGCGACATAGCCGCTCCGGGGTTGTGGCCGGCGACGACGCCATTGACGGACCGAGTCACGGTGAACGTCTGCGGACTACTTGTGCCGCTGATGTCGGTGACCGTGACTCGTTCACCCTCGATGCCCACGTCGAATGGGAAGTCAGCGGGGAACGTCGCGGTGGTCGTCCACAGTGGTCCTGAGGTGGTCGCCACCTGCCACGACGTATCCGTGGTACTCGCCGCAGCTGCCAGTTGGGAGCCATCGGTGTCGAGTCTCAGCGGGTTGGTCGCGTCTTCCAGCACACCGACCCGCCACGGGGTCTGCGGTGAGCAGTTCTGCGTCACTGCCCAGGTGAAAAGGCCTAGCGTCTCTGACCAGCCCTCAACGCCGAGGCTCAGGTCATCGGGTGGGTGCTGTAGCGCGCGGCTGGTGACGTTGACGACGTTGACGCGTCCGGTCAGCATCACCGCGAGCCATTCCGTGGCGAGGTTGGGTACGGCGAGCAGGTCGATGGTCAGGGTCGGGTAGCGGAGCCCTTCAAAAGTGCCGAGGTGGACCCGCCAGCCGGCTTGGTCAAGTAGGCCGGTGTCGTCGGCAAGATTGAGGTCGATGCTGGAGTCGTAGGTGCCGATGGCGTCGACGCCCAGGGGGCCGGTCTGGTCGACGTAGCGGGCGGAGGAGCCGCCGGTGCGGGAGACGGTCCAGTCGTTTCGGTTGCGCTGGTCGTCATCGACCGGGGCGAACGGGTTAGCGACCTGCGGCGGGTCAGCGGCCATGTCCAGCGTCAGTGTGGCCGTCTCGTTGTAGCGGGACGACCGGCAGACGTAGGCCAGGCCGGGGCTGAATCCGTCGTAGAGCAGGCCCCCATCGGCGGCCTCACACTGACGGAGCAGGTCAACGAACGTGGCCTGCGTCTGCGCGCCCATCGTGATGTTCGAGGAGCCGGTGATGGTGATCTGCTCGCCCTGCTCTGCGCAGAGTCGCGAGAGGCGGGTGTCGGCGGTCTCGCCGGTGTAGCCGGTGCCGGCATCGTAGGTGGAGGTGGCTGTGGAGTCTGTGATGATCGTCAGGCCAGCCACGCTGACCGTTCCGGTGTCACTCGCTGCGACGTTCTGCAGCGTGACCCGTTCCAGACGTCCGGCCGTAGCCCCGACATAGGTGGTGGAAGCGGCAAGAATCCCGTCAACGTAGAGAGTCATGATCGTGTTTGAGCCCGAGGTGACGGCAGTGAAGAAGACCTGGTGCCATGCTCTGTCGAATGGATCGACCGCCAGTCCAGGCGACCCGGTGCCGCTATCCACTTCTACGCTCACGCCGGATGTGTCGTAGAGCCGGACATTGAAGGCTGATGGTGGAAACGCGGCATTGAAGGCGTTGAACTCGATTCGGGCAAAACCTCCGGCAGCGAATGTGCCGGTGAGAAAGGTCAAAACGGTGGCGTTCACTGTGGCATATGCCTTGATCCACAGGCTGACGGCCAGGAACCCAGTGGTGGTGTAAGAAGGCGTGAAGCCTGTGAGTTGGCCACCGATCGGCATCTGCACGCAAGTGGATGTGCCCGCCAGGGTGCCTGGATCAGCGCCGAACACGACACCGGGCGTCGGTGCGAGCACGGTACCGCCAGCGATGTTCGCGGCAGATGTCGCGCTGGATTCGTCATCAAGCGGCCACGCCGCGATTGGTGCCGGATCGAGCATTGCTCGTACCAGCGCAGACCGCAACGGTGTCTTCCCTTGCGTCAGCCGGCGCAGCACCCCAGCAGCCGACACAGCCACCGTCGCCAACTGGGCAGACGGATCCCAGCCAGGCGTGAACCCCGCTGCATACCCCTGGAACCTCGTCCGGAAGCCCAGCCCGTCACCAGGGTCCAGCCGCACCCGCACAGGCGTGTTCCGACGCACGTTCGGGTAGTAGATGCTCGCCGGGGTGAACGGGGTGTAGTTGCCGGTGGAGTTGTCCAGCCGGAATGAGCATGACGCCGGTTGTGCCTGACTGGTCTCATCGCTGCGGCCCTGGGTGATGCTGACCGCCGAGTCGTAGCGCACATCGCCGGTGACATCGAACCAGTTCCACCCACCCGGGTCGCTGGTCAGGTCCGCACCGAAAGCGACCTCCACCATGACGTAGGCGCCGGTGAAGACGGGCGTGAAGATCGGCACGCCACCCGGGCCGGACCCCCCACCGAACGGGAATCCGCCCGCATCGCCGAAAAGGTCCTCATCCCAGTCGGAGAGTTCATCCCACAGCGCGGCTGTCGACATCGGCTATTCGTCCCAGGCTACCCAGCAGGTCATGTTCACTGCGGTGCCGAACGTTGCCCGCACGCGCAGGAACTTCGACACAGCCAGGATTGGCCGTTCCGCCGCAGTGAACTGGTACCTGAAGTCGAGCTGGTCTGCGGTGGACGGCAGGTTCCGCACGTCGAAGACGCGGCTGGCGGTGGTGATGCCTTCCGCCGAAGCCGTGTACCCGGTGGCCGCGGTGCCCAGTGTCAGCAGCGACGCGGGCGCGTTGGGGTCCACCGCGATGAGCCCGCTGGCGACGTGGGCTGTGACCGTGGCCGCCACATCGGTCTGCAGCAGCTCAACAACACCGGCCTGCGCCGCGTCGACAGAGTAGCCCCACGCCAGGATCATGATTTCCCGCGTGGACGGTGTGGCCAGCTGCAACATCGTCTTGATGGCGGTGCCGGTGGTCACCTTCTGCTGGGCGGCCGTGGTGGGAGCAGGACCGTTGAACGTGCGGTAGTGATGCACCGTTACAAGCCTTTCTGGTTAGTAGCCGCCGAGTGCGGTGGTGACGTTGCCGCTGTACCGGCCACGAACGACTGGCCGGAGCAGGGACAGGAGCACCTCAGCGACCCGATCGCCGGGCGCGGCGCGGAGTTCCATGACGCCACCGCCGGCCATGTCCGCCGGTACCGAGCCGTTCGGGTAGACCGCTGACCCGCTCGGAAGACGCACGATCTCGGTACCGCGTTCGCCGACCTTGACGATGCCGCCTGTGGCCAGGTGCGGGATCTGCGGCAGGTGCGGGAACGACACGCCGGGGACCTTGTTCGCGGTGTCGATGACGTTGTTGTTGATGAACCCGACAGCCTTGTTGATCAGGCTGATGAGGCTATTGATCTGCGCCTTGGCCGTGGAAACGGCGGAGGAGAACGCACCGGAGATGAACCCGCCGATCGCCGAGAACACGTTCTTGAACGTGTCACCGACTTTGTGAACGACGCCCATCACCAGGTCGAACTTGCCCTTGATGAAGTTCCAGCCCCAGTCGATCACGCTGGTGATCGCATGCCAGACCGGCTGGATCACATTGTTGTACAGCCAGGTGAACGTCTCACCGAGCAGATGGATGCCGAGCTTGATGCCGTTCCACGCCGGGTCGAGGACGTTGTGCCACAGCCACAGCGCGATGGTGGCGACCATCTGCGCCCACGGTTCGATGACCGAATGCCACACCCACAGCACGGCCGCGCCGATCGTGTTCTTGAAGGCGAACCACCACAGGGCGGCGAACGACTTGACGATGTTCAGGACGAACCCGACCCAGGTCACCCACGCGGTGAAGATCGGGTGGAGGATGGTGTTCCACAGCCACATCGCGGCGTCGGCGATCGCATGCCACACCCCGACGAAGAACCCGGCGAACGGGCCCGCGAACCAGGCACCGACCGCCTTCAGAAAACCCCAGATGTCCTGCCACAGGCCGATGAAGAAGTTTCGGAACGCCGCCGAGTGGGTCCACAGGTAGATGAACGCGCCGACCAGCAGCACAATCGCGATGATGATCAAGCCGATCGGGTTGGCGTCCATCGCCACATTCAGCAGCCACTGCGCGGCGGCAGCGGCCTTGGTGGCGACCATCCACACCTTCTGCGCCACGGTGATAGCCGTGACCGCGATCCGGTAGGCGACGAACGTGGCGGCCATGATCCCGATGGCGATGGCTGCGTCCTTCGCGACCGTCTTGTGTTTGGTCAGCCACGACACCGAGGACTGGATCACTTCGAGTACCCGCTGAGCGGGTGGTAGCAGGGCGGTACCGATCCGCACCCCGACCGCGAGCAGGGTGTCTTTCGTCTCGGCCAGACGCTGGTTGAAGTTCTTCTGCACCAGATCCCAGCCCTCGACCGCGCCACCACCGTCCTTGACGTGCTGCGCCACCGCAGCGGTGTTGGTCTGGAAGGTGGCCATGTTCCCGCCGGTCAACTCCAGCGCGGCCTGCATGCTCTTGGTGCCGCCGACCATGGTGGCCAGCGCCCCTATGTAGGTCTGCTGCGTTGGGGGCAGGTTCGCCAGCACCCGCTGAAACTCGGTGGTGTTCTTCGAGGCGCCCTGCAACTGCTTGATGAGCACGGTGCCGGCTGGGCCCATGTGTTTCTCGATCGCGTCGGTCAGCATCGTCAACGTCGACGCCAGACCGTTCTTGCCGAGGTTCAGACCGACCTGCGTGGCGGACAGGCCAAGGTTCTTCATCTCCTGCGCCGCCTTGTTCGACGGGTTGGAAAGCTGGCCGATCGTCATGCGCAGGTAGGTGGCGGCGTTGTCGGCCGAGGTACCCTCAGCGGTCATCGTCGACATAGCGCCGAGGACCTCGTTCAGGCCGACGCCGGCCGCTGCTGCGGTGGGCAGCACGGTGGCCAGAGAGCCGGCGAGGGCTTCCATGGTGGTCTTTCCCTGGGACTCCGCGCCGATCAGCGCGTTCGTCACATCGACCGCGCCCTTGGCGCCCAGGTGGTAGGCGTTCAGGGATGTGGTCACCGCGTCGGCGACGGTGGCCAGCTCAGCGTTACCGACCTTCGCGCCCTGCGCGGCAGCGTGCAGCACGGTCAGGGCGTTCGCGCCGTGATAGCTGGCCGACTCCACCGTGTACAGGGCAGCGGTCAGCTCCTGGGTGGACTGGCCGACCTCCCCGGACATGTTCAGCACGCCTTCGGAGACCATCTTCATGTTGCCCTGCAGCTCACCGGCGCCGGTGGCCACTCGGGTCATGGACTGCTGGAAGTTCGCAGCCATGTTGATCATCTTGTCGCCGGCGAACGCTGCGCCAGCCGCGAGGCCGAGTGCAAGCTTGTTGAAGGCGCTGCCGGACGAGGCGATCGCCGAGCTGGTGCGGTCCCGGCCGATGATGTCGAAGATCACGGCGGTATCCGACACGGCGACCTCCTCTCATCTGCTTTTCTTCTTGGACTCCTCGATCGCCTGGTCGATACCGGCGCACATCACGTCGAACTCGGCGACGGTCAGCTCTCGACTGGCTAGGGGGCTACAACCGGACTCGGCGAGGGCGTAGAGGTAACGGAGTCGCTTGAGTTCGCGGGGGCTTTTGGGTTCGGATCCTCGCGGGCCTTCTCCAACTGCGCCTCGACTGCGGCGAGCATCGCGTCGATGTCCTGGCCGGACTTCTCGGCCCGGGCCTGGGCGGACGGGTCGAGCAGCCCGGCGCGGATCTCCTCCAGCTCCGCCCGGTCGTACTCGACCGCCAGCTCACCCTGCCGGAACTCGACATCCGGGAACCGGAGAACGCTGTGATCGCGGCGCAGCAGCGTCCACAGCAGTGCCCGGCGGGCCAGGGTCAGCCCCTTCTGCAGCTGCTGCAGGAACTCCTCCCAGGTGAGCCCGGTGACCTTCTCGATCTGCTCGGACTCCCGGTTGAGCATGTCGCCCGGCTTGAATACCCACTCGCGCGCGGTTTCACCGGCCGGCTTGTAGGTGACGAACATCAGTAGAACTCTCCTAGTCGACGAGCGTGTTTGCGCAGCGCCGCGTACACCGCGGCGCGGTACTTCTCCCGTTCGGCGAACAGGGTGTCGTCGAAGTAGCCGGGGATCGGTGACTGCTGCTCCACCCACACCTCGCGGCCGAACACCTTGTGCCGCCAGTGGGTGCGGTTGAACCGGCGGGCCGCGAGTTTGAACCCGCGCAGCTGCGGCGTCTGCGGAATCCGGACCCGCACACCTGCGGACCAACCAGTCAGCTTCACCACCGGCCGGGTGCGGGATGCCAGGTAGGTGCCGATGGATGGCGACGGGTGCGCCGCCGTCTCGTGCGGCACGGCGCGGAGCTTGCCCTGCACCTTGGAGACGCCTGGGGCGACCGCGGCGCGGATGTCGGTCACCAGGTCCTTGCGCAGCGCCTTCGAGTTGGACTCGGCGCGCAGATGCTTGGACAAGGCCCGCAGCCGGTCGACGTCAACCCTCATCTCCACCGTCATCGCGGGCCAGGCCCGGGGTCAGGCGGTGGCGCGGGTGTTCAGGCCCGAGGTCGGGAAGGACACGTCGACCTGGACGAGTTTGCCGACGTCCCCGCCAATCGGCTTCCACGACTTGATGAACAGGTTCCCGATGTAGGCCGGGTTCCCGGTCGACCTGGCGGACGAGGTGGGCCGGATCTCGTAGGGCACCACGGTGCCGCCCAGGGGGAAGAAGATGGAGTCGAGGTTCGCGGCGACGAAGTCGTTCAGGAACGAGATGTCGACGGTGCCGTCCTGTAGGCCACCGCGGCGTACCTTCGCGGTCTGCCCGAACGTGGTCGCGTCCAGGTCTTCCCAGTCGAAGTTCAGCTGCACCTTGTTGCCGTGGTCGGACACCACGTTGGAGTTGATGCTGATGTAGGCGTCGAACAGGACGGTCGGCGTGAAGGTCATGGCGGTCTCCCGGTCCTTACTTCTTGGCGATGCCCGCGGAGACCGCGAACAGGAACGATGGATTGGTGCCGGAGATGGTCCACTGGGCGCGCCACCACTGGTCGGTGATCGCGCCGAGCGCGCTCGAGGCCTGACCGCCCAGGGCGGTCGCGGCGGTAAACACGATCCGGTCCGTGGGCGAGGCGAACGTGTTGTCCACGCTGGACTGCAACTTGACCGTGATCGTCGGCGTGCCGGTACCGGAGATCGACAGGACGTGCAGGTTGCAGTACATGCGCTGCGCTGCGGTGACCGCGCCGAGCTGGATACCTGTACCTGTGCCCGTCGTGGTGCGGGCGGTGCCGTTCGGGTGCATGATCTGCCCCCGGGCGACGGGCTGGTTGCCCTTCCACTCGACAGAGAACGTCATCAGCTTCCCGATGTCGCCGCCGGCCTTGTACGAGCATTCCAGCGTCTTCGTCAGGTACGCCAGCGTCCCTACCGCGCCCGACGTGGCACACAGCGTCAGCGGCTGAGTGGAGTTACCGCCGTTGGCGAACAGCACATCGTCGGGCCGGGTCAGGTCGAGCGCCTCCCAGAAGCCCTCCAGGTTGACCGCGCTGTCCGCGAGCCCCCCGACGCGTTCCTTGGCCCCACCGGATGCGAACGTGGTGGCGTCGAGGTCTTCCCAGTCGCAGCCGAATTCGACCTTGTTCGCCCATGAGGTGAGGTCGGCGCTGGCGTAGTAGGGCCGGGCGTCGAAGAGCACCGTTGGTGTGAGCGTCATGCCATCTCCTCAGGCCCAGACCGTGACGTCGTACATGGCGCCCAGGTAGTCGGTGCCGGCCACCTGATAGAGGCGGCCGGAGCCGCGTACCCGGGACACGATCAGCTGCTTGGCGGCCCCGCCGAGGGTGCGGTCAGCTTCGAGCGCTGCCCGGATCGACGTCGGGCCGGCCGGGTTGAGGTACTCGACCAGCAGGGCTTGCCCGGCGTCAGTGTCGCCGCGCGACACGAACAGGCCGCAGGTGAACACGGTGGTGGTCATGCCCGACGTGCCGAACGTCTGCTGATAGTCGATCTCGTGCTCGATCGGCGCGAAGAACGGCGGGTTGACCGTGTCGCCGAGCTTCGCCGCGGTGCGTAGCCCGCTGACCGTCGCCGCAGCGGTCGCGAGTCCCTTGTGGATGGCCAGGAAGTCCATCAGGCGATCCCGGAGACCATGAACGGCCGCAGGAGCGCCTGTACGTCCGGGTCGACGCGGCCCAGCCGTACCACGCCCATGTCACCGAACCCGGCGACGCCCTCAGGGGAGCCCTTCCGCCGGTACAGGCGCGTCGCCACGATCAGCGTCGCCTGCGAAATGTCGTCCGGGATCGCCGGCCAGCCCCACTGGGCCGTGACACGTACCCGTGGCTGCCAACCGCCGGTAAACCACAGCGCCGGCGACGAGATCGCCAGGAGCGCGGTCACGGGCATGTTGATAGCGAGCGCGTTGGTCGGGTTCAGCTCGTACGAGGTCGCTGCGAGGGTGGTGTAGGAGCCGAGCGAACCGACCTCGACCACCACGCCGGACGCGGTGCCGATGTCGTCGACCAGCAGCAGCTCCGTGGCCGGCTTATAGACGCGAGCGGTCGCGGTGGGGGCCAAGTAGAAGCGGCGGTTGTTGCACCAGCGTTCCACCGCGCGCGAGGCCGTTGAGATGGCCTTGCGCAGTAAAGAATCCTCGGTGGTATCTGTGATGCCCAGATGCAGCTTCAGCTCGGCGAGCGTGACGTACAGGGTCGGCGCCGGGTCGGTGACGGTGAACTGTCCCGAGTCGACCGCGGTGATCGCACCTGAGGCCGTCCACTTGTACAGCCACACCCCAGCCTGGTCCGCGGTGACCGCCGCCGTGTAGGAGCCGGTCGACGGGTTGCTGACCGTCGGGCTGGTGGTGGTCCCGTCGGGCTTCGTGACCACCAGCGCCATGGTGGCGTTCGTCGGGGTACCCGATGCGTCGGTGAGGGCGGTGGTGATGGTGACGGCGTCGCCGAGGTCGTTGATCACGGGCTGCTCACCATCCCTGCGGTCGACGTGCCGGACTGGAGTAGGGCGGTGGAGACAGCCGAATCGGAGCCCGGCGCCGCGGTGCCAGAGTCGAGCCGGCCACCCGCCACCGCGGCCGCGACACCGACGGGCGGGTTGGCCAGCAGCAAAGCCGGCCGCGGCGCAGCTGGCCAACCCGCCCCGGTCACCACGATGGGCTGCGGCGTGACCACGGCGGCCGCGAGAGACGAACGCAGCAGCACCGGAGTGGCGATCGGCGCGACGGTGGGTGGTGGAGTCCAGACGATCGCCTTGGCCGTGGTGATGGTTGGGCCGATCAGCCCAGCCGCGTCCGAGGTGGCCACCTCGTCCAGGCGGTACGCCGGCACTGAGGCGGTGGAGGTGAAGACGCCCCAGTTGATTTCGGCGATGTTGGCGGTTCCCGTGTTGGCGGTTGCCGAACTGACCGAGTCGAACACGGTCAGGGAATCGCCGACGTAGACGGTCACGGAGACGGGTGCGCTGGCCCCGACGGTGATGTCGAACTCGATGCGGTAGGTCGTCCCGGTCGACATCGCCACGCTGCCGGTTCCCACCAGCGTGTTGGCGGTGCCAACCCGTAGTTGGATGTGCCCGGCGGTGTCGGTGACGATCCGGGCGATCTGGTTGGCTGCGTTGTCCCGCAACCGGCAGATCATGTTCCCGACGGTGAACGCCGTCGAGTTGAAGTAGCAGGCACCCGCCAACCGGGCGAACGTCCCACCAAGTGACGTCGTCAAGTTCAGCGAGGCAGTCGCTGCGGTGGTCGTGGAGAACAGGTAGGCGTTGCCCGTCTTAACCAGCACCGCGTTGTCGAAAGTGACCGTGCCGGTGACGGAATCGAACGCGTTGCCCGACCCGCCACCGGAGTTGCCAGCCGTAACCGTCGTGCCGGACGGCTGGCCCTCCGCGTTGTTCCTGAGCAGCACGGCCGCCCCCTCCGGTCAGCCGGCCGCGATCAGCAGCGCTCGAACACCAGAGTGGCGTTCGCGTTGACGATCGCCGGGAAGGTCAGGCGCAGCCCGATGAGGTTCGACACCGCACAGTCCGGCGTCCGGTCACGGGGGAACTCGTACACGACCGTGCCGCCGTTCGGCGTCAGCGACGTGCGGTACAGCACCGTCGCCGTGGTCGGCTCGACCGTGTAGTTGTACTTCGACGTGAACCCGGCCGTGATCGACCGGCCGTAGTTCTGGTTGACCGTCGCGCCGGTACCTGTGCCGTCCGTGGTGAACGACACGATCTCCAGCACGCCCGGCACCGCCGACGCGGTGACCCCGTCCAGGCCGACGGTGTAGCCGATCAGGTCCACGCCGAACTGCGCCGGGGCGATGACGGCCAGCACGGTCTTCGCGGTGTTGGCGGCCAGGGCGACCGCCGCGAGGGTGCCGGTGTTGTATCCAGCCTTCATCTGATCCCCCGGTCAGGTCGCGACGCAGTAGGGGACGGTGGCCACGGCGGTCGGTGTGGCGATCGTCGCCGGCGCGGTCGCGGTGAGCGCCGATCCGGACGTCTGCGCGAGGACCTTGTCCGTCGACAGCACCCCGCCGGAGGCGCCAGCGAAGGTGGTCAGGCCGACGAGAGTCGGCGGGGTGGTGGCCTTGACCATGACGGCCGCGTAGTACCAGCCCGACGCGGTGATCAGCTGCGCCGTGCCCAGGGCGAGGGTCTTGGCGGTATTCGCCGCCCACGCTCCCGAGGTCTGGTCAGCGGTCTGCGCCAGCAGCGCCGGTGTGGCCGCGCTGGAGTACAACGCGAACCACCAGTTGGTTGGCGTACCGGCTGCGGTCGCGCCCGATTTGAAGGTGAGGCTGGTGACGACGTCGCCGACCTCCAGGTAGATGCCGACCGAGGTCATGACCTGGGTCGTCAGCGCGCTCAGGTCGGTTCCGGCGAGCTCCCGTTTGAAGGATTCCCGCCACATGCCGGACGGCGAGCCGGCCGCGGCCCACGCCGGGTTCTGGTGGGGGTAGTGCGCGTTCGTGAGCGGCATCGCTCAGCTCTCCTTGCCTGTGCTGCGAGGGCGGCGCCGGGGCACCGCCGTCTCGGTCGGCTGCGTGGGTACCGCCGTCTCGGTCGGCTCGCCGGCGCCCGCGGGGGCTGGCTTGTGGCCGAGACGCTCCAGCTCCGCCTCGACCTGCCGGCCGCGCGGGTTACGGGTCTGCCGGCAATGCTCCAACTCTGCGAGCAGACCGGCGAGGTAGGTGTCGGACATGTGGACGCTCCCTCCCGGAGCACCGCCCCCGGACCTTCCGGTACCGGGGGCGGCGGTGTGGCTCAGTAGCCGGACTGCGGGATGAAGCCGGTACCGGACAGGACCGAGATCGACTCGGGCCGGCGGCCGGCCATGAACGCCGAGTAGGCGTAGACCTGGAAGCGGACCTGCAGCGTGCCCGAGAGGACCTCAGTCAGGGTCCGGCTGCGCAGCGAGCCCTCCCACAGGTACAGGTCGGGGAACCGGGCCACGATCACCCGGGTCTCGTTGCTGCCGCCGCCGAGGTTGGTCGGCAGGTTGCCGTCGAGGTAGCCGGGCAGGCCCATGGAGAGCATGCCGGCCGGGCCGTCGCCGGTGGCCAGGTCCATCTGCGTGCCGGCCGGGTTCCAGCCCACCTGCGGTGGCACGATCAGCGGCCGGTTGGTGGTGTCCAGCTGGGCGGTCGCCCAGTACCAGGTCGACGGGTAGATGACGGCCGCGGTGGCGGGCAGCTTCCGGTTCTTGTAGACCTGCGAGGCGCCCTGCGCGAAAGCCGGATACATCTCCGGCAGGGTCACCGACGCGTCCGTGTAGGTGACCGAGTTGACGCCCGACACGTTGAGGATGCCCAGGTGCTGGCCGGAGGTACCGGAACCGTTGATGACCTGGATATCAAGGCGCATGTTGTAGTCGGAGATCAGGTCCGTGAACACGATCTGGTCGAAGCTGATCGGCGACTGGTCGAGCAGCTGCAGCGCCAGGTCCTGCTGCCCGGCGATCGTGCGCACCGGCGCGTTGACGAACGTGTCCGTCAGGTCGGTCGAGCTCACTGCGGCGTTGTCAGCGGTCTGCGCCGCGGTGGTCGTGCCGGTGTTCACCTTCGGGATGTTGATCGAGTCCGTCCCGGACGGCAGGTCCATGCCCAGGCACAGGTTGGCGGTCTGCCGACCGAACCGGGCGAGCGCGATGTACTGATCCACCAGCCACAGCGGCGGTACGAAATAGCCGCCCTGGCCGTCGGTGCGGTTCGGGTTGACCCGCTGCTCGACGTCTCCGCGCTCGAAGACGCTACGCCGATGCTCGGCGCGCACGCCGTCGATCTGCATGACCTGCTCACGGGCGCGGGCCTCGCGGCGGGCCTCCCGGGCGGGCAGCTCCACCTCCAGCTCCTGGGCGTGCCGGCGCAGCCGGTCCCGGGCCGCCTGGACGCCGCCGTCGCCGTCACCGCGGTTCAGGTCGGACCGGGCCAGGTCGAGGAAGTACGACGAGCGGGAACCACGCCCGTACACCATCGGCTCGGAGGTCACCGTGGCGCCGCCGGCCGGCCGGCCAGAGCCGGTCGGAGTGGTGCCCGCGGCGGCCTGCGCGGCGCGGGTCTGCGCGGAACGGGCCTCGGCGGCCTCCTCCTCGCGGATCTGCGCGTCGACCTGGTCGACGAGGCGACGGTCGGCCGCGCCCCGCTCGGTCAATGCCTGCAGCTCGGCGAGCTGCTCGGTGCTCGGGTCCTTGACGAGCAGGATCTCGGTACCCCGGTCGCGGTTGGCGTCGATCTGCGTACGCAGCTCCGCCGCGCGCTCCCGGAGGATCTCTAGCTTCGACTTGGGCATGATCACTCCCTCTGGGCAAGCGTGTTGGGTGGGGGCTGCCTGCTCGATGCGCCAGGTGGTGACTCCCACGGCATACGGAGGTGGCCACCTGGTGCTGTGGTGGCCGGCGTCCATACGGATGGGGTTCCGGCGTGCCGCGGTGCGGCAGGCGGTTGAGCGGGGCCTACAGGGCGTAGGCCGCGCGGAACCGGACGGCCTCGATGGCCGGGTCCGGCTTGGCTGTTGGGGCCGCGAGACGGCGGCCCAGGCGCTCGTACAGCTCGCGCGCGGCGGCCTCGTCGAGCCGGTCGAAGTCCAAGGCGCGCGCCACGCCGACCGTGGTGGCCGGGTTCGCGCCGAAGTTGACGACGGACACGTCGCCCTTGTGGATGTCGACTTCGAGGATGTCGCGCTGGTCGTAGTCCGGGGACCACAGCTGCCGGGTCACCCGGAAGGCGAAGCTCATCTCGTCGACATCACCGTCATCCAGGGCGGCGAGCATGTCGGAGACGTCGGTACGGGTCGGGTTGACCTCGGCCCGCATGTGCAGGCCGGTCGAGTCCTCGGACAGGGCCAGACTGCCGGCCTTGGTGTAGGCCATCGAGAGGCCGCCGTGGTTCAGCAGCAGCTGCACCGCGGGCGTCTCGGACAGCGTCTTGGCGAACGCGCCCTGACGGACGACCTCGGAATAGGTGCCGTACCAGTCCCACATCTCGTACGGGGACTCGGTGACGGAGGCGTAGCCCTCGACCGTGGTCGGGCCACCGGCGGTGGCCGAGGCGCGCACCTCCAGCTTCACCGGGTAGGTGCGCCGCTCGATCCCGGCGGTTTTGGTTCGTTCGGCCTTCTCAGGCACCGCTACCCCCTGGGTTGCCGGTCGGGACCGGCTTGGCGCCGATCTGCTCGGTCTCGGTGAGCTTCGTGATCGGGTAGGGCTTGTCGCCCCACTCGACCGGTGGCATGTCTTCGAGCGCGAGGATGGTGTTCGGGGTGTACGCGCCGACGGTCGTCATGAGCTGGTACACCTGGGCGCGCGCCAGCGGGTTCATCCGCAGCATGCTGTTGCGGTTGAACTTCGCGTACTGGCCACCCGGTAGGCATGCGGTGAGGGCGTCTTCCAGGGCGACGAGGTAGGTGTCGATCGTGTACTTGAGCAGGTGCAAGTCGCGGTCGGTAACGTTCTGGTAGGTCATCGCGCCGGCAGTGTCGTAGCCGAGCATCTCGGCCATACCCGGCCCGAAGATCCGCGCACACTCGGCCGAGGTGTACTTCTGCGTATCCAGGAACTGCGATTCCTCCGGCGTGACCTGGATCGCCTCGTACTCGATCCCGTCCGGCAGCAGCACCGGCTGACGGGACCAGGTTGAGTTCATGAACTTCTGCTTGACCTTCTTGGCCTGGTCATCGTTGAGCTGGTCTTTCGACTTCAGCAGCGCGGTGGGATGGCCGCCGGCGTCGAAGTAGTCGTGGCCGAACCTCTCCGCGCTCAGGGCGAGCCCGATCGTGGCGGCGTGCTCCTCGATCGGCGACAGACCCCACACCTGGCCCGGTACCGGGAACAGCGGCACATGCCACACCTCATCGGCGGTGAGGGTGGATCCGTTGTCCAGCCGCCACGTGATGACGCCGTTCTTCCGGTCGACCTCGGGCCGGATCTTGTCCGGGTGGATCGGGACGATCGTCGCCGGCGTGCCATAGCGCGGATCCTGCGCGGTGATGTGACCTACACAGTTCCCGCGAGCCGCGAGCGCCCAGGCCATCTGCGCCTTCCACACGCGCATGCCCCGGCCGGTGGCGTCCGGGTCGCGCAGCAGCAGCGGCTGCGGGTCCATCGGTTGCGTACCGGCGGCGGCGCCACGCCGGGCGGCGATCGGCATGGTGGAGATGATGTTCGTGATCAGGCGGATCGCGGAGCCGATGGCGACCTTGCGGGCGTTGCTATCGGCACCGTTCGTGCGCGCGTACTGGTACAAGTCCGGCTGGCCCGGCTGCGGGATCCCCCAGTTCGGGAAGTTGATACCCCGGAGCATCCGGCCGACCAGGGCCGCGAATCGCTGCCGCAGAGCCATCCCAGCCCCCTCTCAGTGCACGTAATCCCAGGCGTTGCCCTTCGGCGCCGCCAGATGCTTGCGTGTCTCGTACGCCCACAGCGCCGTTGTGGCGCCCACCAGCGGGGAGATGTCCGTACCGCCACGGCGAGCCCAGGCCGACCCGTCACCCAACGGGCGTGTCTTCGCGCCAGCCAGAGCCGTGTTCAACGGGGCGTCGTCGGCATGACGGACCCGGCGCTGCCGTGCCGCGTCCACGAACTGGCCCCAGGCGGCGGCGACATCCTGCACGGTGGGGACCGCCAAGTCACCGCGCAGCGGCTGGTCCGGGTCGTCCGGTCGGTGAATGCCCACCTTCTCCAGCTCCAGCAACAGCGCCCCGGCCGGGCCTTTCAAGTCCAGGCCGATTGCCAGCGGCTTCCAGCGTTCCTTCAACGTGGCCAGCCGGTCAGGTATCCATTCGGTACCCGGCCGGTGGTCGACCACGGCCAGGTAGAGCATGCCGTCCGGCTGCGCCCCGGCCATCACGATCGCCGCATAGTCGCGGGCCGGGGTGACATCGACGGCGAACGCCACCTGTGCCGGCCGGGCAGCAGTCGGGTCAGCGAGGTCCTGCCACAGCGCCGGGGAAATGATCGAGTCTCCGGCGGTCTCTGGCCAGATCCCCAGCCGCTCCCGGCCGAAGCCCTCAGGCTTCATCGAGCGCCGCTCACGGGCCACGGCTTCTTCCGTGATCCGGATGTTGTAGGCCGGGTTCGCGGTGGCCCACACCTGCCGGTCGTCCATGTCGACGCTGGGCAGGTGGCCCCAGTCCATCCAAGCCAGCGCGGGATCGCCGCTCTCGCCGCGAGCCTTGACGGCGAACAGCACCTCACCCGTCACCGCATCCAGCGGCGGCGACGACGTGTACCAGATCTGAGCGTTCGCCCTCGCGCTCATGATGGGCGCGAGGGCCTCGATCTGGTCGTCCGTCAGCGCGAACGCCTCGTCCAAGATCAAGCAGTCACCGGAGAGTCCCCGGCCGCCGCCCTTGGACCGGGCGACGAAGGAGAGCCGGCAGCCGTTCGTCAGCTCGATCGACTCGTCCCCGTGGGTGTTGGAGACCCGCTTGATCTTCCGCTTCAGGTCCCCGGTGCTCTCCAGCAGCCGCAGGACCCGGCGGAACGCTTCCTTGGAAGTTTTGAACAAGTGCGCCGAGTGGACGATCAGTTCTTCCTCGGCCAGTACCAGGCCAAACAGCTCCCGGGCTTCCAGGACCGAGCCCTTGCCGTTCTGGCGTGGCACGATCAGGCCCACCTCGTACGCCGACCAGTTCCCATCCGGCCGCTCCCCCAACGACTGGGTGAGCACCCACTGCTGCCAGTCGTCCAGGACCAGGCCGGCGCTGGCGGCCAGCTCGACCGCTTCCGGGCCGGCACTGGTCGAGTACCGGGGAACGCTAGCTACCCGCGGCCTTTGCGCGCCGAGGAGCGGCACGTCGAGCAGCGCGCTTCGCCGCGAGGTCATCGGACTTCGACCCCTCCCGGCCACCAGGTAGTGCCTCAAGCTGGGCGATCACGGCGCGGAGTTCCTTGGCCAGCGGTGCGGCGTCTCGGCCCTCGGCCGCCGCCAGCTCGACGGCGAGCTTGTCCCGGATCGCTTCGAGGGATCGACGAAAGTCACCGTCTCCGATCGTCGCAGCCAGCCCCTCGGACTCCATGTTGATCTCCGTGAGATTCGCGGGGAAGGAAACGGGAGGT